GGCGACTTCGTCTTCGCCCTGTTCGCGATCGAGCAGCGAGGCGCGGATCTCGGCCCGTTCCTTCTCGTCTTCGGAGTTGCGGATCTCCTCAAGCGCGCCGCGGTGCTGTAGATCGCGTTCCTTCATCTCCTCCGCGAAGGAGAGCTCGGGGTCGCGGTACTCCCAGTTCGGGCCGGTGATCGGGAAGTAGGCGTTCACCGGGTGGGTGAGGAGCTTCATGTGCCAGCGGCCGGGGATCACACCGGCCGCCCTCATCTTCGGGTGCAGCGCCCCGGCTCGGGCTGAGATCTTGACGACACGGCAGCGATCGTCGAGCAAGCGCAGCTCGCGCTCGAGGATCTTCGCCTGGGGGTCGTCGACATCTTCCTCCATGCGCTCATGCAGGGCGTTGATCGCCCGCATCCTCTCCTCTCGGGAGACGACAACATGGAGCCCGGCCGGGGTCTTCGGCATCTCGATCAGCTCCCGTAGGCGAAGACCAACGCAGTCGGTTTTTTGACTTCCGCTTCGTTGGCAACCTCGGCCGGCGTCTCGTCGAAGAGCTTGAGCGTTTCGGCGTCGGGATCGTAGATCACGTTGGCGATGTTGACCGTGCCGTTGCTGATCGAGGTCAGCACCGCGTAGCCGTAGACGACCCTCTCGAGGCCGACGTTAGCCGGCGTCAGTTTGTCGGCTTGCAGGTATTTGGTCGGGAAGGTGATCGGCGTCACCGTCATCTTGAGATTGCCCGGAGGGGCTTTCTTGCGTGGACGGGTGCCAATTGCTAGCGCCGACAGCGAGGCTGCGGCGAAGGCAAAGGGCGGGAAGAGGCGTTCGAGAAGGCGCTTCACGGTGTGCTCCTTTGGTCGAGTGGAGTGACAGAAGGTCGAGAACCAAGCGAGGCCCCCACCCCCGGCAGGGTGAGGGCCTTAGCGCTTAGTTCAGAGCGGTCGCGACTGCGTGCGTGTTACGACGCAGCAACGCCGTGTTCAACCTCCAGAACATGTCACCACGGAAGCGAGTCGTGCCCTCCTGGTGTCTTATCATCTCCGGTGAGGCCCACTGCGGGCCCTGGTTGCTGCGGATCGAACCGAGATCCTTTTTCCGCAACATGAACATGCACCGATCGGGGCAGTCGAAGTGACGCTCGATCGGCGTGCCCTGCGGGGTGGTGAGCCCGTTGCGCTTGCCGGTGTTGTAGCTGTCGCCGCCGTTGAAGCGGACCTGCGCCTGGAGTTCTTCACTCAGGATGCGGATCTGCTTGGCGGAGGAGATACACCAATCCGGCTCCTCGCCCGAGGACTGGAAAACTTCGTCTTCCAGCTCGTAAACGAGGGACGTGGAGACGTCCTGCGCCGTGGAGTCGACGAAGGCCGCCCAGGTGGGCACTTCGGCCGGGTCGATCCCGCCGTAGACCGTGGTGGTGCTGAGCATTGCCAGCAGCCCATCGACCTCGAACGAGGTTGCCCCGGAACGGGCATTCGCGATCGACACGAAGAATTTGCCGGCTTCTTCGGTGTCGGCCGCGGCCCCGGAAATCGTGATCGTCCCGTTTTTGACGGAGACGGCCGTGATTTCCCTTTCGCTGACGACGCTTGACTCCGCCGCCACCGTGCCGATGTCGATCTTGAGCCCCGGGTACAGGTGCCCGCGCTTGAGAGCGTTAGCCCCGTCCCCGGAGACGGTGAACGTGTTTTTGGCGCCTTCGCTGTCAGCAAGCGAGCAGATGACGCCGGACCCGTCCGAGAACAGGCCCCGCTGCAACTGCCGCTTGATGCCATCGACGGCACCCTGCCGCTCGACCTCGACGGCTTTGGCGACCGCCAGGGCGGACGTCGCGGATTCGTCGATCACTGCGGACTCGATGATCACGTCGAACCAGTTGTGCGAGTACAGGTAGTCCGCACGTTTGGTAACGACGTTGGTGCCTTCATTGAGGGCAGACGATCCGTCTCGGGACACCGCCGAGAAACCACCGGACAGTCCAGTGCGAACGGTCACGCGACAGGTGTCACCGTTTTCGCCCTCAGGCGTGAGCTTGGTGAACTGATCGAGCAGCGGGCTTCCTACGAAGACGCTGTTCTCGATCGAGTCACTGAGCCACGTCTCTTTCATTGCGGCCAGGAAGGCCGTTGCGTTCTGCAAAAGAGACTCCTTATGCGTTTTGCGAGGCCATCGCCCTTTCGGCCGCTGCTGCGCCGAGCTGGAGACGGTCCTCGTCATTGGCGGGGTTAAGCGCCTTGCCGCCGGGCTTGCCGCCCGGTACTCCCCTACCCGGTTCAGAGCGTCGCTTCAGCTCTTCCTCCGCGTTGCGGGTGAGGATGCCTTTCAGCATCTTCGCCGCGCCCGCGTAGTCGGGCAACCCATCGGGGCCGAGGTTGTTCTCCGCCTGGCGGCGAAGGATCGCGTCCTCGTCCTCGTTGAGTTTGCGTCCCCACTGCCCTTCGATCGCCTCCAACTGCTGATCGGCGAAACCGTCGAGCGCCTGCTCCATCTCAGCCGCTTCTCGGTTCTGTCGGTCCTGGGCGATCTGCTGCTCGAGTTGACCGATCCGCTCGTTGGGATCGGGCTCGTCCAGCTCAAACTCTTCGGGTTCGTCCAACTCGAGCCCGAAGCGCCTGAGCGTCTCGGGATCGGTGGGATCGACTCCGAGGAGTCGTAGGTAGTGGGGCATCGTCTCGGGGTCGCGCAGGCCTTCTACGAGCGCCTGCGACTCTTCGACACTGCGCCTCCCACTACTGACCTCCTGCATCCGCTGGGTGAAGTGCTGGTTCATCTCGCCGTAGCGTTTGGCCAGCCACTCACCGTCAGCATCCTCGGGAATGTCAGCTGCGGGATCGAAGTCCATGAAGGACTCCGTCTGTGCATCCGTTGGCTGGTCCGTCTCCGGGGCCTCGGGGGCGTTAATCGGCTGATCCTGGGTGACAGGGGCCTCGTCGGGCATTGTTACTCCTTACGTCGCGTGGGGGCTTGCGCCTGATCCACTATTTGAAGAGCGGGCCTTGTGGCTGATCGCTCGGAAAGATCTATTCGCCGGCTGGGGCGGGGGGCGCCTGGGCGCCGGGCAGGGAGGGCATCGGCTTGGGAGGGGTTTCCTTGCCGGCGTTTGCTAGCCCCTGCTGTTCGGCGAGCTGGTTTTGCAGTTCGGCGCTGCGCTGGGCTTTCTTGGCCTCGATGTCGAGCAGCACTTGGTAGAAGTGCAGGCTGGCCTGCTTGACGTCGGGCTCGGCCCGTTCCCAGTCGTCGCTTTTCATCCACTGCTCCACCGCCGATTTGAGGATCGGGATCGAGTCGAAGGGCCGCGGCAGCCAACCGGGTACCTCAGTGAGCATCACCGGTTCGCCGGTTGCGGGGTCGATCATCGGTTCACCGGTTGCGGGATCTAGCTGCGGCGCCTCCTCTCCGGGCAGGGCCGGGCGCGGGGGCTGGTCCCAGAAGGTGCCGGCGCGCATCTGCTCGATCGTCCGGTGGGCGCGACCGACGTCCTCTTCGTAGCCCTCGATCAGTTTTTCCGGGGTGGCCGAGTTGAGGGCCTCAATCACGACCTCGGGCGGGAAGACGCCGGGGAAGACCTGGACGAGCTGGAGGATGCGCTGTTCGACTTCGGAGCGGGTCTGTAGCTGGGTGCCGCTCTGGCGAATCCGCACGTCGGTCTGGTCGCGCAGGTCGGCGCCCTCGAAGTCCCCGACCGATTCCCAGCCCGTGGTGCCACGGAACTTCAGCAGGCGGTCGCTGGAGTAGTGGCGCTGGGCGAGTACCAGACAGTCGGTCATCACTTCAGCGCGGAAGCGATCGAAGTTGTCGACGAACTGCTGCCAGGCGACCTTGTTGAGGGCGACGAGCTGGTTGACCGCTTCGGCCGAAGAAGCCCTGACGCCGGCCGGGATCGCTTCGTCGAAGCTGATTTCGCTGAAGCGCTGTTTGGCCCGCTCTTCCATGGTGAAGAGCTCGTTGGGGAAGGGGATGCTTTCGCGCCATTCGGGCTTTTCCCCGTTGGCAAGGGTGCGGTCGTACTCGATCACCAATCCGGGCTCGTCGGTCGGGTCCGTGAGCAGCACCCCCTCGGCGGCGAGGAGCTGGGCAACGAGGCCGATCTGGCTGTACTCGCTCTGCTTGTTGATCGCCTGGTCGTAGGAGCGGACGGTGTCGATGAGCTGCTGGATCAGGCCCTTGGCGCGATCGGAGGCGCCGTCGATGTCGTAGGTCAACCGGCGTAGACAGGGCCGGTCGACGACTTCGCCCTTCGCGTCCTGAAGCGGATAGTCCTCATCGGGGAGGATCTTGCGGCCGTTGGCGAACGTCGACCAGCGGCCCTTCGGGTACTTCGGGCAGGGGCGCTCGAAGTATTCGGTGACGACGCAGAGCTTGGAGCCCTTCTTCTCGCGGGCGGTCGAGCGGCCCGTCGTCGAGGTCGAAGCGTCGGGCTGGAGCTTCCCGTCGGCGGCCACCTTGAGAAAGTCGGGTTCGTCTTCGAGCTCTTCGATCGCGCGGATGTGCTCGACGGCGCACCAGCGCGAGTCCTCGTAGTCGACACCCGGCTCCCAGATGACCTCCAGCCCGGAGTAGACCGTGACCGCGACCTCGCCCTTGCCGCGCCACTGTGGGTTTTCGGGATCGGACTGACCGGCGTAGGGCTTATTGCCCTGTTCGTCTTCGACATCGGCTTCGGGGTGGTGAGAGACGTCGGTGAAGGGGCCGACGTTGGCGTTCCACGAAGCTCGGGCAAAGGCTTCCTCGGTGACCATCGCCCACCACAGGGCCTTGTTCTCGGCAGTTGGGAAGCCCCATAGCGAGTAGCCGGCGCGGGCCAGCCTCAGGGAGAGGCGGGCGGCGGCGTAGTCCTCAGGGTCGCCGGTGGAGGCGGTCGATTCCCAGTCCGGTTCGCGCTGGGTGGCGGAGGAGATTTTCCGCTTCAGCATCGGCGTGATGATGTCGTGGGAGCGCCGCACCCGGTGATCGGGCTTTTCTCCGCCCTGCGCGACCGCGGTGGTCGAGAGGTTGGTGACCTTGGTGCCGTCTTTGCTCAGCTCGGCAAAGTGGTTACCGTTGGCGAACTGGATGGCGAGTAGGCGCCGGGCCTGGACTTCGGTCAGCCCTTCGCGGCCCCGCTTGAGTCGCTGGTCGACATCGGATGGGATGCTTTCGCGAGCACGGACCTCGCCCTTCTGGGGAGCCGCGACGACATCAGACATCGCTTACCTCGGCACTGCCGCGAGCGGCGAAGGCGGCGTCGTCGTCGGCGCCGATCGGCTTGCGGGGGGTGTAGGGGCCGCGGCGCTCCCGATGGGCCTCGGCGACGGCAATCTCGGGAGCTTGGATGCGCTGGTATAGCTCGCGGCGCTCCCCAGCGGCCTCCTGGCGCTCCGCCTCCCTCTTCTCAGCCAGGTGGTCGAAGATCGCGTGCCAGCTCGCGCGATCGCGTCGATGGCCCTGCTCGCGGTAAGCGAGCAGGGCGACCAGCGCGAGACAGGCGAGGGAGAGCGCGAGCACTCAGAACACCCAGGCGACCGGCCCCTTGTCGGCTGCGAGAGCCGTGGGGGCGACGATGTCGGCGAGGACGTTTTTGGCCGCGAGCGTGAGTTCGCCCGAAAGCACATTCGACCCGATCGTATTTTTCGGGATCGTCCTCAAGCGGGCGGTGTTGCCATTCATGGTGATCCCGACGAAGTACAACCCCGGCCCCGTGGCGTTGAATGCCGCGGTGAGGTTCAGCTCTTGGATTTCTTTCGCCGTCCCAACCAACGTGCCTTCGGTGGTTTCCGAGGAGTGAGCGAGCAACTTGCCCGCCGAGTCGAAGAGGCCGGCCACGACCTTGTTGGTGCCACCGACCGAGCCGACCAGGAAACCGATGCCTTTGATCGTCTTGCTGACCGGCAAGAAGAGGCTGGCGACAAACAGCTTTTTTTCGGCCGGCGTCGCGTCGGTACCGGATTCCGCGGTGTTCGGATGCCAACCCCCGGTGTAGGCGCCGGGAAGAGCCGAAGGTGACGTGATACCCCCGTCGAAACGGCCCGTCTCGAGTTCGCGGACGACAGCCTCAGCCGAGGTCGTCGAGACGAACCAAGTGCCTTCCGTGAGCCGGATGACGGCACCCGAAGCGAGTTCGGTGTCGCCGGAATCGACATCGGCGGCGTTCTTGTGGAAGAGCACGCCGCCCGCGGCGTTGAGGACTTCCTTGGGGAACTCGGGGCTCGCGTCGATGAAGGTCGCGACTTTGCCAATCGTTGCTCG